GGATATACGCTTCTGCTTGGGTGGTTCTCGCGTCTCTTTCTTGGGCTTGACCTCGATAATCATGGTCTTGGTCTTGCCGTCGGGCTGTCTACCAGTGAACTTGAAGTCTGGGAAGTACCTATGAACACGATTATCAATGGGTGATAAATAGGGTATAGCAATCTCTTCGGACGACCACTCTAGCACAGCGGAGTTGTTATCAAGCCAGTTCATGACCTTCCGTTCCCAGAGAGACCGAAAGATGATATTCGTAGGATCGCCAGCATACTTCTTGGGGTTCTTGGGTGAGAATTTACCCTTGTATGGAGCCCCTTTTCGTCTGCGCCTATCATTGATTTCATCGATTGGAAATTTCATCTAAATATATAGCTAACAACTAGAGGAACGATTATGTCAGACTTTTTGAAAAATGCAGGAGAGTGGGCAATAGCTGGTGCCCACACTCTCAATCCATTCGGATGGGGTGTAGAAAAGGCAGTAAAAGCCACTTCTACTAAAACCAACTCATTCTTTATGGATCGCCGAGACGTTTACGATCCAGAGTTTGTACAAGATCGATACAAGTTCAATTATCGTGTTTTTCCAGAAGATTTGGGTAATGAAGATATGGCTCACTATATGGTCATAAACATCAATACTCCAACGAAAGCCATGAATGACGGTATGGCTAGAAGTGCATATACTGGTCCATTCTATAGAACATCGGTTCTAACTGATCAGTATTCAAAAGTAGACATTCTTCGTTTCGGTCAAGACCCAGTATTTCGTGGTGCACCTCAGCAAAGGAGAACACCTGGTAGCGCAGTCGGTGATATACCCAATTCAGCGCAGAACGCATATCAGGGCGAACAACTAGCTGGACGCAGAGCAACCAGACGAATTGAAGAATCGATTGCTCTTTTCATGCCTACTCCAGTCGTTTATACCTCTATGAACGACTATCCAGACACATCTATTGGTTCTATGGTAGGTGGTGCCATTATGGGCGCTATCAATGGTCTTGGTGCAGATGTAAAAGGTGTTGCGGGTAAAGTAATAAGTGGTATAGGTAGCGCTCTTGAAGCTGCACCAAATGCTGCGTTTCTTGCTGGATATCCTATCAATCCTCGCGTTGCTGTTCTATATGCGACGACACCATTGCGTCAGTTCAACTTTGAAATTCTAATGGCACCAAAGTCTCAAAATGAATCTGTAGCCATGGAAGAAATCATAACCACTCTAAGGCAACATGCTGCGCCAGAAATTGATCCTGAAACATACGGTTTCACATGGATTCCACCAGCAGAATTTGATATCACATTCTATTATAAGGGCGCAGAGAATATGCATATACCTCGCATCAGCACTTGCGTCCTCAATCGTATCGATGTTGACTATGCTCCAACAGGCGCATACTCTACATTCCATAATGGCTTTCCAGTATCTTGCCGATTGACACTCCAGTTTATGGAAATCGAAGTTCTGCACAAGCGCAGAGTTCTACAAGGATTCTAACATGGGAATTTTCTTTACAAACTTTCCACTGATATCATACGATATAGCTCAGAACAGATATTCCAACTATCAGACAGTGACGAATATTCTCTTTCGCATGAGAGTTGTGCGAGAGATTATCACAAATGTTTCTGCATACTATCCTTACTTGGTAACAGATGCCGATAGACCAGATACACTTGCAGAAAAGATATATCGAAACTCAGAAGCGCATTGGATCATTCTCTATGCCAATGACATGGTTGATCCTCAATATGATTGGCCGTTGACTATCAAAGATTTCAGCAAATATATTACCGACAAATATGGCTCTGTGAACTATGCCAAGACGACAGTTCACCATCATGATATGGTGATCAAGCGTGAGAATACAGACCTAAACGTCATTGATATTCATCGTTACCGAGTCAATGAGGCCAATCTGACTTCTAATCTTGCTTCATCACTCGCAGATGTACCATATGATACATACGATTCATTGGCACTCACTCAGTCTGTCAATACATATAACATCGATAACCGTACAGTTGTGGAAACAATCAATGGTGAAGCTGTGACGATTTGGGATTACGAATCATATCTCAATGATGAAAAGCGCAAGATCAAGATCATCAAACCAGAATACTATCCAGTCATCATGAAAAATTTCAATGATCTTACAAACAATGCTTCTAATCCAAATCTAAGGAAATTAGTATAACATGGCGATAAACAGTGAAGCAGCAAAGGCAGTCGTTGCCATTGCCCTCAATGTAAATGGTGTATTGTTACAGGAACTTTCTACGGTAGAAGTTATTCTCGTGGAAAGCTTGCTCACACCTGGTCTACAAACATCGGTCAGATTTCACTCATATCTTCACTATCCAAATAAGATTCTAGATGGCTTCAAAAACAAGCTGATCGGTATCAACATACAAAGACCTATTCTTGCAGACTTCGGTTATCCAGATCAGTTGGACGTTCGCCAAAGAGTTTACAGATTGGACAATCGCAAGCTCATAGCACCCAACATTGAACAGTTTACCCTTCATGCGTGTGATGATTCTCTCCTAAATGATGCCAGAAGTCTGGTATCACAGTCATGGAAATGCGTCACTCCTACATCTATTGCCACACAAGTCATGCAGCAATGCTTGGGTATATCACCAGAACAGATGATCACCGAGCAATCTGGTCCAGCCAGAGATTACATCGCAGACAATATTCATCCATTCAAGGTCATCGCAGAACAAGCGGAAGTTGCGTTAGCAAATCAAAACGATCCATCATTTCTACATTACATGACATATGAGAATTTCGGCACTCACAATTTCAGGTCACTCTATGAATTGACAAAGCAGCAACCAGTAGCCAAATTCGTATATACTGAAACTGGTAACGACTCTGGTTGGCTATATCCAAATTCTATCGTAGCATATGAGTTCCCATGTGACTTCGATCTACTCTCCGATCTTCTAAATGGTGTTGATGTGGACGGCACATCGATCAAGTCTATCGTCGTAACCGATCCTGCACACTATCAAACAGGTCTTATGGGCAATCAAGCTATAGGTTGCGGTCTTGGTGGTGGTCCAGTGATATCTGGCTTTACCAACGATAACAATCCACTTGATTATGATTCATGCCACATGGAAGTTCAAGCATATCTTCTAAAGCGTCAGGCCAGAATGAATCTTCTAGAGCAGGACAAGATAGCTTTGAGAGTTACAGTGCCGTGGAATCCAATTCTTCATGCAGGCAAGCTTATAGATATAGAGCTATATAATAAAGAGATACCAGATAAATTTTTGTATGGCTCTGGTCGTTATTTGATCGTATCACTCACACATACTGTAAAGCAAGGTGGTTATGCCTTGACGACAATGGATTGTGTGGCAGATACAGTTGGTAGAGGTGTAGTATAATGGCAGAACCACAAGAAACAATGGGTGTAGTCGTATCGATCGGCTCTCCACATGAGGACCCAGATCGTCTAACAAACGGTATGGTCCGTGTTCGTTTGATCAATCGATATGGTGAAAACGTCAAGGATGAACATCTACCTTGGTGCATGGTGCTTCAAGAAGCGTCATCTAAAGGTTATTCATCAGCAACAATGCCACCACCTGGTACGCTTGTAACAGTCAAGATGTTAGATAACAAGACTGGACATGGTATCGTCACTGGTATTCTATCAACAGCACAAGCACAGAACGCAGGACTTCCAGGTAACAAATCACTCAACTTCTTATCTGCGTGGCAACGTGCTGTCAATACAGAAACAGTCAAGATAGCACCTAATGTCGTGGAGAAAGTAGTCGATGGCGCAAAGATTCGTGAAATCCAAGAGAAAGGCCAAAAGAACAAGTATTCGCTCTATAATGGCATTCCATCCTCTGGTGCTCTATTCCCTATCGTTGGTTTGGCTCTACCGCAGCTAACACAAGTCTCAACAGCGTTGGATCAGTATCAGAACATATTGACACCATCCACGTTATCAAGTCTACCTGGCATGAGCATGTCTCTTGGCGGTATGTTTT